CCATCGTGCCGTCATCGTTGATGACCATGCGATCTGCTGATGCGAGGGTGGTCGAGGTGGCTGCTGTGCCGCCATCTGCCACTGTGTTCAGTTCAGTGTGCGTGGCGTTCATCGCCCCTGCGATATTCGGGAAAGTGGCCAATATGGTGGCCTTGAGCAGACGGATGTGGTCATCCGCAGCTGAGATGGCGTCGGTGGACACCGGATTCGAACTGTTCAGTCCGTTGATGTGCGTTGCCGTTTCTAACGCCATAGCTTGGGTTTCCTTGTTTTTTCGGGGGTGGTCGCCAGTGACGAAGGTCCAACAACAACAAACAACGGCAACCTTTAGCGGTATTTTGAAATTGACCTGATTTCGGACCCGCCGGGGGTCAGATCGAGGGTCATGGGACCCGTCGACGACAGGTCGATACGCTAAGTCGTTGTAATTGCTGGATCAGGGTGTCCATGTGAGCTTGCCTCACTTGGACAATCGGCCTCGTCGGCTGTCGACATTAGGGCCATCAGAGAAATTTGTTGGGGTGGGTCGATATTTCTTCGATGCAAATCGGGACGTGAATGATTACCTTGGGATCAGTGCTACGGAGTTCGCCACTAGCCTCCGTCAACAAAAGGCAGGACATAATGAGCAATGATTTCACTCGCGTTCCTTTGATGAACGCTATGACCCAGACCAGCATGAAACGAAAGTCTCGCAGAGGACCAGCGTTACTGCTGGTTGCTTTGGTATCTGCAGTGACCTACGTCACCTTGGTCGACTAGAAAAGACAAACCGATAACGACCAACAAGATTAGTCGCATCAGCCATTGCGCCATCGGTCTAAAGATACTTTTGGTTATTGGTTCATTTTTGGGGTCGAGGTCGCTGACCCTCTTAACTTTTAGGGCCTTTAGTTACCTCAAAGGTGGAATAGGGTTTAAGTGCCTTATTTTACTGATCACTTGGTAATTGGCACGAATATCGCTATATTTGAATTGTCTGGCTTAACTGCCCTGAAGAAGGGTGGGTCGGGCACTATCTCCGGTGGGGTATGCGACAGGTATGTTTGTTGCTGCCCCCCGGAACTTCTCTCACAGTTTTGCTTGGATCTCTCTGTGTATCTGCAGAAACCAGCTGATTGGCTTCAATATGTCTTTGCCCCCAGCTGGAGCCAGCTTGCGTTCATGCTTGTAGTGGTTGTTGTCGACAGCATCAGCTGACGCGATCACCCATTGGCCATTGGTATCACGATGATTGCTGATCTTCAGAGCCACACGACAGTAAAGGTCGTTGTAGTCCATTAGTTCGACCCCAACGTAATTCTTGTGCAACCTCTCGATGATCCTGACTTGCATCCGTTTGCGCATCGTCACGTCGATACCGTAGCGCAGAGCGAATGACCTATCGACATGCCCCGGCTTACCTTTGTTGTACGCCGCACCAGTGATCACCAGAGTACGCTCTGGGTTCTGAACGAACTCCATCCAGTTATCATCAACAGCAGCAACAGCATCGTCCATCTCGGCCCTCTGCGTGGGAGTCAACTGCTCACGTTCCTCTTCGTACCGACGAATGATTTCTTCCCGCTCTTGCTTCTGCTGAACTGTTTCATTGTCCATCTTCTCTCGGAGCAGATTGTATTGCTCGTTGATGCGGTAGCGGCTAATCCTCGTCTGAACGATAGTTTCCTGACCTTCTGGCCCGGTGTCTTCGGGTATATCGAGCATGTTGTAGTCGGTGTAGAAGTCGCTGAACCATTCCCAAGGTGACCAACCGGGTCCTGTGCGAATAACGATCCACTGGTCGAGATATTGCTCGGCCTTTGCCTTGGTCCGTTCCCAAGACAGATACTTCTTCGACTTGCTGGTAACGAGGCCATCTTCATTGACGAAGTGGAGATAGCCTCCATCCTCTTCAATCCGCTTCAGTTGTCCAAATTGAGTATAAGTATTGTTGCTGAACTTCAGCATCTTCTTTGCAGTCGCCAAAATAGTCTCCTTCACTTACGACCATAATAAAGGCTCCAGTTATGCTGTCGCCTGTTAACATCGTGGATAAGTCGGAAAAGACGAAAAAAAGGGGTCACCGAAGTGACCCCTAGTCTCGAAAGGAAATGACCCTAGTCGCACGTCTTCTGGCCTGTATCCGGGTCGATGAAACAGGCTTCAGCCTTTGGCTCGTTGTCGTTCGCTTCATTCAAGATGCCTCGGCGCATCCCAGCTGCACGGAAGGTCGTGATGCCTTTGCAGCCGTTTAGCCAAGCGTTGTAGTAGAGGTCCTTGAACTCGTCGTAAGTGACATCGTCGCCCACGTTGCACGTCTTCGAGACTGCGCTGTCGACGTACTGTGAGGCCAACGCCAGCACTTTTACATGCTCATCTGCGCTGATCTCGTTAGCCGTCCGGCCTTTGATGCCCAGCGAGTAAGCGTAGTCTTCGACACGCTCGACTGACTGACCATCGAACCCTTCGATTGTCCTGTCGTAGAACAGGGCGAATGGTGGCTCTATCCCCGATGACACATTGTCAGCTGTCAGGCTGATTGTGCCTGTCGGGGCGATGCTCGTCAGGTGTGAGTTGCGGATGCCTGTGGTGTTGATCTTGTGCTGTATCTCAGGCGGCAGCTGCAGGATGAACTTGCCCTGCGAGTAGTCTTCCCAAGACCAAAGCGGGAATGGACCCTTCTCTTTCGCCAGTTCACAACTCTCGTCGTAGCTGGTGTCCCGAAGGTTGCGCAGCACCATCTCCATGAACTGCATGAAGTCGTCTGAGGCGTAAGGCTTGCCCAGCATCTCGCCGGCATTAGCCAAGCCTGTGATGCCGAGACCCATGCGCCGCTTGTTGTGCGCTTCTTCTTCCTGCTCTGGCAGCGGGTAGATGGTCCTGTCGACGACATTGTCCATCGCCCTAACCACAACACGGATGTCTTTACGGTACTGATCCCAGTCGAACTTCTCGTTCACCATGTCGACGTACTTCACCAAGTTGAAGCTGCCCAGCAGACACGCACCAAATGGTGGCAACGGTTGCTCGGCACATGGGTTCGAGGCTTCGATGGTCTCGATGTAGTGCAGATTGTTCATGTCGTTCATGCGGTCGATGAAGAGGACGCCGGGTTCGGCGTGATCCCATGTCGACCTCATGATCATGTCCCACAAGGCAATCGGATCGACGGTGGTGTACACCTGACCCTCGAACCTGAGTGGGAATGGTTTCCCGTCCTGCAGGTGCTGCATAAACTCATCTGTCACGCCGACACTGATGTTGAAACCAGTCAGCTTGTCGCTGTTCTGCTTGGCAGTGATGAAGTGGGTGATGTCGGGGTGGTCGATCCGTAGAACGCCCATCTGTGCGCCTCTGCGATGACCGCTGGAAGCGATTGTCTGGCAGATTGCGTCGTAGATGCCCATGAAGGACACAGGGCCACTGCTGCGGCTCTCTAGCGACTTGATGATGTCGCCACGAGGACGGATGCGGCTGAAGTCGTAGCCGATGCCACCACCTCGACGCATGGTCTCAGCTGCTTCAGTTGCCCGTTGCATGATGCTGTCCATGCTGTCTTCGATCACGCCGCTGACGAAGCAGTTGAACGCTGTGGTCTGCCTAGCGGCTCCCATTGCGTTCTGCACTCGTCCAGCTGGCAGGAAGCGCATATTGCGCAGGATGTCTTTGAATTGCTCGAAGTGTTCACTGTCGTCTTTCAGTGCATCAGCGATGCGAACGACCTTCGAGTAGAAGTCTTCACCGTCTTGTCGGTACTTCGTCGTGTCGATTTCATCGGACAAGCGAAGCTGTGGCCCGTAGTCCGGGCGGCTGTTCTTTATCATGTTCATTTTGCTTACCTCGTTTGTCCACTGAAACTAGAACGTAACGTGAACAGAGTCAATTAGGGGTGGGGCTATTTGATGCCGGAAATCGTCGCCAACAGGTCGACGACGGCAATGAAAGTGAATGTCTCAATGAGCATCAGTGTCATGCCTTACCTCCTTTCTTCAGGGTTGTGTTCCTCGATCAGGCGATCCAAATACCAACGGGCTTTTTTCAAGTCTTCCAGTGGCTTACCCTTGTAGCGATACCGCCAGATGTACTTTAGAACCGTGCCCTGCAGGTGGTACTCGTAGCCATCGCCAGTAGCGGCTTGAATGGCGTCGATGCACTCGATTCCGGTTGTGTTGTAGTGGGGTGGACGGTTGACCATGTCTGGCTTTGGACCTTCGGCCATCCGCTTCATGTACTCTTCGTGTCTTATGGTTTCCAAAGTATTGGCTCTCCTTTCTCAGCATCCCATTCAGTCCAACG